ATAAATATTCCCCATAGGTTCTGCCAACAACGCCATTTGAGCCAATATTGGTAAGCTGTGAGCCATCTACGGCTGGCAGCTTTGCTCCAGACTCAAGCAAAACGATCTGACCAGCAGATGTGCCAACATTTAAGTATGCGGCTGTGCCAAGTCCAAGCATTGTCTTGACCTGAGCAACGGTAAGGTCGGCGGCATTGGCTGTACCGCCAGTGTTGTTCCCTTTAATAGTAAGGGTGGGCATTTGCGCTAGAAGGGTGTTATCAAGGGAGTTAGCGGCGATCCCGCCAGTACCGTATGTAGGCGTATTTAATACATAATAAGTTCCGTTATATGTGACGTTATATACACCTGTTGCAATAATGTCACCACTTGCCACATCTGCCAAACCAGACCCGGTAGTTTTCTTGATAGCTTTTGCAGTCGTTCCATTTACTGCTAAGGTCGCCGCGCTTGAATTAGAATATCCGGCAATGAAATTAACCACGTTACCAGCAACCAAAGTAAACGTGTCTGGAGTGGTATCAGCCAGCACCTGAACATCGGCAGAGCCGGTGGTAGTCGTGCCTGTAAATATGGCTGGAACAGTCGTTGAAGCATCTGAGACATAATCCTGCGTCCAAATAGAGGTGTCTGTAGAGTCCCTGACATCAATCTTGTAAAGACCGCTAATCCATATATTCGCCATGCCGTTGGCATCAAGGATTACTGGGTTTGAATTTGGCGTTCCACCAGTGGAATCCGTAAATGTATCTTTAGGCGTTGCGCTGCCAGCTACATAGAAATACACCTTGCCAGCCGCTAATGGCGTATTGCCGCTAAAGAACTGAGCCTTGGTCATCGGGAGAAGGGTGATGGTCATTTTTTAATTCCTTTTATTAAACTTTCCAATATTGCCTTTGCTTCTGGAGCAGGAAGTTTCATAATTTGTTCCATAACATTTGGTGGAATATCCTACGGAGGTTTTCCTTCATATTTTTTCCCATACTTAGAAACATCCTCTGATAGGCCACGTAAAAGCTTATTTACCGGACGCTGTTGCAATACTTCTGCTCCATATCTCGCAGCCCGCCCTGCTAAAAATCCACTGGCTGATCCAATGGGGCCACCGCCAGCCCCGCCCACCATCATTCCGATTGTTCCCAATCTGCTGCCAACTGTTCTTAACAAATCGACAGCTATACCATCTTTAGATGCTTTATAAATCAGTGCCCGTTCTTGCGGAGTATAAGCAGATAATCTTGATTTATTTAACCAAAGATTTCTAAATCCAGTCTGTATTGCGCTTGCTGAATTTTGCATTACATCTGCTCGTTGGATAATTCTTTCTATATCGGCCATTTTTGCGGCTTGTGACCATACTTTTCTAGCATCTATTGAGGCATCAAATCCAGCCCGCCCCCCCTCAAATTGCTCTGGGGTAGCATTTTTAATAGACTCTCTTAATTTAATTTGAATTTGCTGATACCTTCTTCCTATATCTGTTAGGTGGCCATCCGGCTTAACCGCATCGTGAATCAATCCTCCTAATTCTTGATCTACGTCCATAGCAGACAGCAAATCCATAGGCTTATCTGCCATGGTATTTGCTCGTTCAATTAATTTGCTTACTGGCGTTTCCCCCGCAATGGCCCTTCCCCACTCTGATTGACTCCCCAAAGATCCAATATCCTTGAGGAATGAATTTGAAAATTCTTTATTAAGAGAGCCGCCCTGTTTCTTTGCTGATTCATATACACCTGTTGCTATATCTCTAGCCGCCGCCGCAGTCTTTATTTCTGCGGGAGCCATTTTCTTTACAGCAGATGTAATTCCTCCAACCGCCTCACCAGTTAAGCTCGCCGCTGAAGTACCTTTGACTGGGGTGATAATAGACGCTATATCTACTCCGGCTTCCAGATTTCTTGCAAATCTAGGGTTTTCTTTTGCCCATTTACTATAAGCCTCTGCCCCTTGTTTAGCGGCTTGCAATCCCGCTCTCCCCATTGCTGTATTGGCAATGTATGAACCGGCACCTTTAATATCGGATTGCATTTTATTGGGCAGGCTTTCAAATCCACTTTTTACCATTTCCGCGCCAATATCGTTTAATGCTCCAAATCCAACCTTTCCCACACCCTGCCAGAGGCTTTCTCCTAGAGTTTGCTGACCATATTTTTGAGCAATTTTAATATCTTCTGCCATCCCCACGCGATTTTTAAAATCTTGTCCAAGATTACCAATAAATCCTTGGTTTTCTGGATTGGGGGATTCTGGTTGTGCAGATACAGGGCCACCATTGTCTCCCTGTTGTGTGGCGTTCATTCTCATCCTAGCCGAAGCAAGGGCAAGTGCCTTTTTCTGCTCTAATGAGAAATCACTCATTGAAATAGCTTTCTTTCTTCTGGAGTAAGATGTTCCCAAAGTCTAGGGTCAACACCGCTTGGTACTACAGAACCATTTGGAGATTGAGGTTGAGGATTAGTAACATTTTGTTGATTATATGGAGTTCCAAAGTCTCTTTGAAACGCTGTATTAATGTGTTCCCAAGATAACTTATATTGTCTACGAACAGCTTCTAAATTTTGTTTGAATTGAGGAAGTGTCTGTGACTGCTCAAGGCTTGCAATAGTTTTTTGAAGTAATTTGTTTTCAAAGTCACTTACCGGACCAAGCGCACCGCCAGTAGGGGAGTTGTTTCGCATTTCTTGAAGCCTATCCAATCCCACATTGGACTTAACGGACTCTATCGTTTGCTGCAAATCATGTGCCTGAGTTTGCGGAAGATCTTTTAGTAAATTTCCCGCCAATCCAGTTGTCCATGAATTTGCCTGTTGAAGTGCTTTATCAATAGCGTTGTTCATAATTGGTTGTTGATCTGCCGCCGCCATTAAAGCATTTTCGGCGTGGGGGCGCTTTGCCGCTAAATTAGCCGCATTTTTCTCTGTTTGTACTGCGCGTTCCTGCTGCCCCTTAACCTCTGGAACGTCTTGCGGAGGAAGTGTCTTTGGGTAGCTTTGTGTAATTTGACCACCTGGTCCAATAACAGCCTGACTTCCGCCAAGATCCATTACCTTATTAGATCGCTTCATTTCTAAATATCTTGCCTGTTGATCTGCTGGCAGTGCTTGATAAAATTCCCATTCTTGCGGAGCCATTGGGCCTTTATTGCCACTCATTGATTGAATCGAAGAACCGGCCCCCAATCCAGAGCTTTGTAATTGACCAGTTCTGGTATTTCCAGACATAACCGATGTTTCTGATGCCCCAGTCATTGGATTAACTTGAGATGCGGTCATAAATTGGAATTTTCCAAGCTGATCTTTTGCAGATAGAAGATCGTTCATAATCTTCTCTTTGTATCCGGGCGGGGCTTCTTCTGCGCTATTCGGAACTTGACTCATATCAAGCCCCATCATTGCACCTTGTTGTTTTATCGGCAACCAACTGCCCGTATCTGGGGCCATGCGAGCAAGATTCATTGCCGCGTCAATCTTTTTCATGTGCATATCTAATTCAGAAGATTTTTGTTTTTGTTGTGCATCTGCGACATTATATGGCTGCATTTGGTTGAGGCGTTGCTGCTCTTGCTGGCTGGCAGCAATATTCTGCTGCTGAACTAGAGCATTTGGATTGGTAAGAACTCCTTGCAGGGATATTGATGGGTCAAGAGGCAATTTAAATACTCCCTAAATAAGATCCATTGTTAAATAATCCTGGAGATAAACTTCCATATCCAGATGATCCGCCTGTATTTCCAAAAGAAGAACCAATCTTATTCAGTCCAGTCGTCCAAGCATTAGACGCGCCCATGATGCCTCCAGCCTGTGCTGCGCCGGATTGAAGCATATTACTGCCAATTTGGTTAGCGGTGTTCTGTCCAACATTAGCAAGCGTTCCAGCGGCGGTTTGCCCCGTTCCAGATAGCCCGGCCAATCGGTTATACAAATTGGACTGATTTTGGCTATACCTATCATAGGCACTTTGATACTCCTGAGAGGCCAGACCCTGAGAATATGCGTCTGTAGCTTTAAGTGTTGCGCCAGACATTAATCCACCCTTAGCCGCAGAGCTTCTTTCTAGGGCTTTCTGGCCCTCTGAGAGCCTAAAGGCATATCCGGGGTCAGCTTGGTAGTCTGCCATAGAGAACGGCGTGGCAAGGCTCCCAAAGCCTCCTATTGCTGTATTAGCAGCCCACGGCTTACCATCTGGGCCTGTACCACCCTGTTGGCTTGGCACATTAAGGAACCCATCTCCGGTTGATGCTTGGGGCGGTTGGGGGCCAGGGCCAGTAGCCCCCATAGATATAGGGTATCCACTACCCCCCATTGTAGGCGCGGTTGGCGACTGAGTCGGCTGTTGGCCAGAAGTCGGAGATTGGCCAAATTGAAACTTTGGATTAGTCTGTGGCGTATATGGATTGACGCCCATCAAATAGCCAAGTTGACTTACCGCGCCCCCGCCCTGTGTGAGCCACGGCATTTGGTCAGATCTGGTCTGACCATACATATCAAGCTGTGCTTGAGTGGCGCTTTTAGCTGATTTGGACTGTGCAGACGCGGCTGATTTAGCGCCCCCCGCCTGCATTGCCGAGCCAGCTAAACCGATTCCTGCCGCAATGATACTACTTGCCATATATTAATCCCCTATCCATTTACTATAATGATCTTCAATATGTTTCCATCCAAGGCGTTTAAATATGCCTGATGCGTCAAGTTCATCTGTATGCGCCCCGTACATTCTTTTAACCCCAATATCCCGCAAGAAGGGGGTAGCTTTATCCAATAGATATAGTCCGGTTAATTTACCCCTGTATTCTGGACTGACATACCAACCAACATGATATGAACAAAGCGCATCATAAAGAAGATTGCGACTTACAATGTTTGCGAGATACCCGACTAATTCCCCATTGTCCCTTGCTGTGGTAATTTGCAAATATCCAGAATCATAAAGCGCGGCCATGCGATCCTCATCCAAAGAAAAGGGGAATCTGCCTTCGGATGCGTTACATTCATCAAAGTGGCTTTTTGTTAAGCTGACAACATCATCCTTGACTTGCGCCCAAGATTCCTGTTGATATTCCAATGAATTTACAGATAGTTTGGCTGTTTTCACGCAAAATCCCTATGTACCCTTGGATTCGCGTGACCGCTGGCCTAGCGTACACGAAAAAATAGATTTGTGGCCTAGTTAATTATATAATAGTTAAGTTTTTAGTAAAGCCCTTTATCCCGCAAATGTAAAGCTGACAACTGGCTCTTGTCTCTGAGCTGCGCCAATATCCAAATATCCTGTAGTTAATGCTCCAGGGAACTCGCCTGGATATGCCAATGCCTTCATATTTGTTCCAACTCCAAAGTTTCGACCTTGAGTAATCTGCCAAACCTTATTTGCCGTGGCATCTGCCGTCAGCGTTTCATTGGTTGTAATCTGCGTTTCGCTATCGACAGTTAAAATTGTGTATTGACCGGCTGTTGGGCCAGTACCAGACACAATCTGAACAAAGTCACCCACAGCGACTCCCCAAGTTACAAATGTTGCTCCAGATTGAACAAGATGGTTTCCGCTGGTGGTTGTGGCAGTAGATCCAGTTCTTTGGGTTACACTTGTAAATGAAGGAGAGGCCGTTATATCGTGTAAACCCTTTTGCCACTGTCCTGCCGCGCTTACATCGTTGGTATTATTGTTATAGGCATTGTAATCATCTATTCCCCTTGCCTGAGTATCGGCATGAGCAACCCCCGTTACAAAGCCATAAAATATATTATTAAAAACATTTAGTAGGGTTGAACCGGTCATTAAATTAATGCCCTTGCCTAATTTATTCTCAGCCCCATAGAATGTGTTTCCTGTTATTAAGGCATTTCCGGTTATGGGGTTAGTAACGTTATTAATCCCCGCCGTTACATTACAGGCGAAAATATTGTTAACAACTGTTGCGTCTGCCGCAGAGGTTGTTATCAACAGTCCCGTATCGCTATCATGAAAATAACAACCGATTACCTTGCAACTTATTGCCGTATTTCCTATCTTTATAGCCCTTCCGCGTATGCACCATGCTTCGCATTTATAGGCTGTGCAATTAATAGATTCAATATCTAGTGCGGTGCTGCCTACGCTGGCGCTTGGATTGATAAATTTACAACACTCAAAATAAACACCAGCCTGACACGTGACCCCCGCCGTTGCGGTGCTTTTAAATATAAGGCTATACCAACGGGATTGTGTCCCAGGAGTAAATCCGGAAGTACCCGCATCAATGGTTGGCCTTGTTACTCCGGTTGGTCTGTCACCCCTGATTGTAACATAAGATTCATATATGAAAGGCCAAGCTACGTTTCCAGGAGTATTAACCACTACAAAACCGCCCAATGTATATGTGATGCTGCTACCGCCCTTAAAGAAATATCTGGTGGATGCCGTGGCAGAAGAAACTCCTAATTCAAATACAGCATCGTCTGACGAGCCAAGAGACAGTGCGCCGCCGACAGCCCCCGTATTACCAGTGCCAGTAGTAACCGCTGACCTGTCAATTGTTGCGGTGGTTCCAGATACAGACACAATCTCATACCATCCAGCGGTGGCTGTTCCGGCTGTAATGTGGATAAGGTTCCCAACCATATTTTTCCCAAATGGGTTAGTGGCAGAGGTTAATGTTGTAGTCGTAACCACGGCAATATCTGTGCTTGGGAAGGGGGATGCGGTCGATTGGCTGTAATCAATCGTAAATGTTCCAGAGGTCGGCGTTCCAACCGTGGCACATCCAACAACTGTGTTTGTTCCGTAAAAATTGTTAACAACTTGAACAACGCTTGCAGAGCCGATTGCCGCAGATAGCGTTGCTTTGTTGCTTGCAACCGAGTCAATTTTATACCATCCTGGAGTCCAATTGGTTCCAGATTTAATGTAAAGCCAATGGTTAACGTCACCGGCAACAAAGTTATACGATGCAGACGATACAATTGGTGCAGATGTATTTGCGGTATTACTGTTGGTTGTCAAATCAGCTAACATATTTGCGTTAGATGGATTGAAGCCGCCGCCGTTGACATTGGATGCCGTGGCAGCGCTGTTAATCTCAAAAACATTTGATGCGGAAAGTGCCATTATTTATCCCTAAAAGTAACAAATATTGTTTTCGCAATAGATTGGTTGAGATGATGCGGGGGGAATGGAGCCATCTTCTCTCATAATTGCAGGGGCGACTACATTTGCCTCAACATTCCCTTGGGTTTCTTGTCCGTAAGAAATAGATGGAATTGTCAATAAAATAAATAGATATTTCATCATGTAAGAGTTATCTCCAATTCAAACATAAGTTTTGTTGCCCCAGATACGGCACTAATATTAAAGGCAAATATATCATTAGCAGATACGGCGGTGGAAGTGAAGTCAGTAACGGTCGTGCTTCTTACTGCGGTTCCAGAAGAAATTGCCACCCCGCTTGTGCTAATGGAATTAGCAACAGTTGGTGCAGTTGTCCCTGTAGCTATTTTCCACGTTGTAATTGTAGCCGTTCCCGTATCTAAAACAATGTTCCACGCTGTAATTGTTCCAGCAGCGGGAAACACAACATACGACCCCTGCTGTCCGGTAACTGGGCTTAAAGCGGAAAATCCTATAACCCTCTTTTTATACGCCGAACCAAGAGTTGTGGCATTTCCAATCGATGTAACATCCCCAGTCAGGTTAGCGTTGGTTGTAACGGTTGAGGAATTGCCCGACAAGGCTCCGATAAAGGTCGTGGCTGTTAAGGCATTAGTATTGGAATTATAGGTAAAGCCCGTATTATTCTTTGGCTGTAGTGTCTGCGTTCCTGATGCCGTTATGAATAGAGGAAAGCATGTCGTGTCTGTGGCTTCATCTGCGCTTTCAATTGTCTGAGGAACAATATTCGCCGTACCATCAAAGGTTACTCCGCCGATAGTCCTTCCGGTTGCGAGAGCTGTTGCGGTTGTTGCGTTTCCTGTCAACGCGCCAATAAATGTAGTGGCAGTTAGGGCATTGGTGGTGGCGTTATAGGTCAATTCCCCATCAGTGGCTGGAGTTAATTGCCCAGTTTGAGATGTTCCTAATAATACCCAAGTTGTAGTATCGCCGCCAGCATCGGCAACGGTTACTGAGGTTGCTCCGATAGTGCCGGAACCAGTTGCTGACAATGACGCTCCAGTGTCTACTACCATTGCTGCCGTAGTATTAGTTCCGCTGGTTATGTCATTGAACGCAGAGCTTCCTCCCCCGCCAGTTGAGTTAATAGTTATGCTGTCTGTGCTTGCGTCTGTTGTGATTGTAACATTTGTCCCGGCAACAAGCGTTAGGGTATCTGTTGTACTATCTGCAACAACATCTGATTGTCCTGATACTGATATTGTCTTGAATAATAATTGGTCGCCGGTGTTTGTTCCAGAAAGATTTGATGCGCCTAACACGCCGGTATTGGAATTAAATGTCAGAGAAGTGTTGTTTTTGGGCTGTAGCTGTTGAGTTCCTGCCGCAGTAATAAATAGAGGGAAGCAAGTAGTGTCGGTAGCTTCATCTGCGCTCTCAATGGTCTGGGGAACAATATTGGCAGTTCCGTCAAATGTTACTCCACCGATTGTTCTTCCGGTTGCGAGAGCAGTTGCTGTAGTGGCATTGCCTGACAAAGCACCTATGAAGGTTGTGGCTGTCAGAGCCGCCGTGGTCGCATTATAGGTCAATCCGGCATCAGTTTTAGGTGCTAAACTGCCGGTGGCGCTCTCGAACATCGAAATATTACACGTTGCCGAGGCCGTATCATTCACCTGAATAGTTGCCGGTACGATATTGGCCGTACCATCGAAAGATGTATCACCGATTGTCCGGGCAGTCTGTAGGGCCGTAGCCGTGGTGGCATTGCCCGACAATGCTCCAGTAAACGTAGTGCAGCCTAGATTATTTGTATTTGAGTTATAAGTGAGTCCAGTATTATTCTTTGGCTGTAGTGTCTGCGTTCCCGATGCCGTAACAAACAAAGGAAAGCATGTCGTATCGGTAGCCTCATTGGCCGTTGTAATTGTTGCTGGCGCAGACGCATCTACATAGGCAGTTGTGGCAATCTTTGTGCTATTGTTTCCCTGAGACTGTGTTGTGGCTAGAAAACCATTAATAAGCGTAATGGCTCCCGTTGACATATCTCCAGTGATAACATCTCCGATATTTAGATAAAAAGTATCGCCACCCCCAAGAGCATTCACTCCGTTGCCAATAAGAATATTAGATGAACCAGCTGTTAGGTCATCTCCAGCGGTGTTGCCAATAAGAACATTAGCTGAACCAGATGTTAGGGAATCTCCAGCAGTAGCTCCGACTAAGACGTTTCTGGTTCCAGTTGTTAATAATTTTCCAGCCTGATACCCATAAACAGTATTATCTCCACCTGATCCGCCCTTATGAGCCTGATAACCCATGCTTGTATTTCTAGACCCAGTTGAGGCATTCAGGAGCGTTTCATATCCTACAGAAGTATTGCTAGATCCAGTGGTAATATTTTGAGATTTAAAACCGATTGCAGTTGATCCTGATACTGTATGATTCCGCAATGTTTGAGCGCCAAGGGCTGTATTACCAGATCCAGTCAATAGAGCGGTTGCAGTCCCCTCTCCGATAATAACATTATCTGCTCCGGTAGTTATTTGGCTTCCCGCTTCCCCTCCAATTAGAATATTTCTTGATCCTGAGGTTACTAGCTCCCCGGCGTGAAAGCCAACGGCTACATTAGTTTTTCCGGTGTTGCTCGATGCAGTTACTGAACCATGTAGAGCATACGCTCCAATGGCTACGTTCTCACCGGCGTTTAGAACGGCACTAGAGTTGGCATATCTCATTGCCGAATATCCAATGGCTACATTATCTTTTCCCGCTACATTGGTAAGCATTGCCTGTGAACCGATTGCTACGTTTTCTTCACCAGTAGTATTGCTTTGTAATGTATTAACGCCTATAGCCACGTTCTGACTTCCGGTAGTATTTACATTCATACTGGTATGGCCAATACAAGTATTATTAGTTCCAGTATTTGCAGATGCCGTTGCAGACCCTACGAGAGAATATGCGCCGATGGCTGTATTATAAGTTACTGCTGCCGCGCCACTATCGGCGTAATACATTGAGTTAAATCCGATAGCAACGCTCTCGCTTTTGGCCGTATTACTAAGAAGGGCGCTTACACCAATGGCAATATTATTGCCCCCTGATGTATTGTTTTGCATAGAGAAAGTTCCTACAGCCATGTTGCTATTACCAGATGTGGTAACAAGCATAGATGAGTCGCCAATGGAGGTATTGTAAATGCCCGTATTGGATGCTGGCACAGCTCCGCCCTGCATAGCCTGTGATCCGATTGCGGTATTGTGAGAAATGCCCCCATCTCCAACCATGTTCTTCATAGCATTAGCGCCGATTGCGGTGCTTTGTGAGGCTGTGGTCTGACTTATGCAAGCGTTATAACCAATGGAAGTATTATTGTTTCCTGTGCTCTCTGAGGCTAAATCAACCGTTCCTATTGCTACATTGAAATTTCCCGTTGTATTTCCCGCCAAAGCAGCAACGCCTATAGCAACATTGTCATGCCCAGATGTATTTGCGGCTAAAGCTCCCTGCCCAAGAACGCAGTTATTACCTCCGGTTGTATTAGCCAGCATTGTGTCAGCGCCAATACAAGTATTTTTTGTTCCAGTATTTGCAGACGGAGTGGAGGAACCAGTGAATGAATTGTAGCCAACTGCCGTATTCTTCTGTTGCCCAGTCGCAGATGTATCTAGGGCAAACTGCATGGACAATGCGCCGATGGCTGTATTTTGAGACTTACCAACATTGGTGCGGAGCGACTGATAACCTATTGCTACGTTATTGTTCCCAACTGTATTATTCTGCAAAGCCTGAGAGCCATCAGCAGTATTAAAATTTCCCGTAGTATTTAATTGCAAAGCCTGATAGCCATTTGCAGCATCATCATGGCCTGTAGTTGTAGCTGCCAATGAGCTAATACCAACTGCTGTATTATTCGTTGCGCTGGTTAATGCCGCGCCTGACCCGGTTCCAAGATAGACAGAATCTGTAGCATTGCTGATTGCGTCTGCTAGGTCGTTAATTACATTAACGCTGAAAATATCAATTGTATCTGTACCAGCATTGGTTGTAATAACTGTACCGCCAGATTTAGTTAATGTGAGAGTATCTGTCGTAGTATCGGCCACAACATTACTCTGTCCCGATACAGCAATAGTTTGGAAGATATTTTGGTCGCCAGTATTTGTTCCACTAACATTTGTTGCGGTTAAGTTGCCAGAATCATCAATGGTTACGGATGAGTCCTGAACTAAATCTCCAGCAACTCCATCCCACCTGACAACTGCGTTATCTGTAGAAGATGATGGGCCAAAAACATTCCCTCCAGGTATAGGAATATCAATAACAATATCATCCGTTAATGGAAAGCCATTAATTGTCCTGCTGTCTGGAACAAAATGAGATGTGTCAGTTTGATTATTTTGAAGATCAAGAATAGCGTTTCTCAATTCCTCAAACCAAATATTCCAAATGCGCTTTAATACGCCTTGTCCGTTATTCTCACTTAAAGGGGATTTAATTGGTACTGGGGGCAATGTAGACATTAGTTTTTGCCCAATTCTGCCTCTGCATAGGCATCAATAATAAATACAGGAACTCTCGCCGCAATAGTTAATCTAAATACCCTATCTCTGCCCCGCCCCAATCTGCGCCAAATAACTCGCTTTCGGTATTCCCCAATTTTACCCATTGATCTAAAATGCTCATTCGACCAAGTATATCCGCCATCGTCTGACCAGTCTAATATAGCCGATGGAGATGTATCTTCAATATTTCCAGTGGTAATTCCCACTCCGGCTTGCATATCTAATTGGAATTTACTATAGAAAATGTAATCAAGGCTTTTAGAGTCAAACTCATGCTGAGATGTTCTCAATCTCCTGATAATATCACCGTCATCATCCAAAAAGCTAAGATTTTGCTCATAAACTATTCCGCGAGCATAGTCGCCAACCAAGTGCTTGCCAAATACAAATATATGATTTTGCGGTCTTGCGCGTTCGTATAAAGACGTTACTGGATTGAAATATTGACGCTCATGCCATAGGTCTAAATTAATATCATAAGCCCAAGTAGTTCCGGCTGTGGGGAAATTCAGAACATAGAAATAATGTCCACCCTCTTGATATGAGTGACCTACGGCATCAGATATATTTCCATACCCCTGAATGGCATTTTCTACTGCAAATGTTGAAATGCGCTGTGGTTGATAGCCCTGAGCCATCCAGATAGTGCCTGAACCGTCATCGTCATTGCCAAGCCAGAATACTGTCTTTGCTGTAGTTACTGCCGAGTATTTTGCGGCGCATCCATATTTAATAAACGCGCCCTGAATCCTCTCAAATGGGAAAAGAGATGCCCCACTGTTAAACCATACCTCAACTGAATTAGTGCCGAATAGCCACGCCTCTTTATTAACAGCCCTTACAGCCAAAAGATTATCTGGTGAACTCTCTGCCGAGGCAAAATCCAGAGCATCGATTGACGTTCCATCGTTCAATGCCGTAATATAGAAAATCTGAGTATCTGGATCGGTAAATAAGAAATATCCATCGATAAAGGCAATAGTAAACGAACCTCTCCAGCCATCGACCTGAATCCTGTCAAAGATAGATGTTGTAAGATTGAAGATGTATAAATTATCCCCATCAACTATTCCGACTTGATTGCCATTATCTGCCAACTCAACAACGCCAGTAATTGTTTCAAGTGTGCCACGGAGTATGTACGTTTTATTAGAGTATATCTCATAAAAATTATCACCGACTACGACAAATGCCCTCTCATTAATTTGATGCTCGCCGCGCACTCCAGAAGTCAAGCCAAAATCAATAAATTCTGATAAGCCTGGAGTTCCCATCAGCGCGATAACGCTTTTGCTATCGCCAACTTCGCTTTTTACTGGATATAGATTTACCGTTCTCTGAGAATCAAAACTTTTTGTGCGCTGAACGTATGATTGGCCGATGAAGGGTATTTTCATTTTTCATTACATTCCGGTAAGCCAGTTAAAAACTCTACCCCTCTTAGTAAGCGTAGGATCAAACGTCAGTTCCTTTACTTCATAATTTATCTTTTTGATCTGGGCTTTTGTAGAAGAAGCCAGAGCAGCCAACTCAGGAGGACAAGTCTTACCATAGCGGGGACACAACCATACAGCGAGGTTAAATTCCAATGCCGACTGATAACCAGGTGGCAATGATATTGCAGTAGTTAATAGCGGTAGATTAGTGATTGCCTTCCATGACCAAAGAACAAAGCTATAGGAGGCATCAGACGCAATCGGCCAAAAAGTAATGGTTTTTAATGGAAAGTCGCCATTATCATACATTACAGTCGGAAGGGCAGAAGATGTATATTTTGAGATAATTGCGCTGTAAACATCATAATTAACTATCGACATCTGATAGTCATTTCCAGCAGAATCCCGCATATAGGCATTTTCAATCAGGACTGGCCTAGTGGTATTAAAGTTACCCCCCGGCCCCATTGTATAAGAAGCCTGATTTGCAACAACGGGGAATACTTCTGGGGTAACTGAATAAATCATAAGATTCTCAGTATTCCAAGTGGCAATCATATTATTTAATAGATTTAAAGCATCAGCGGCTTCTGCGCCTGATATTGGTTCTTCTATAGCGATAGCACCAATATTGCGGAGGGCGGCTTCTACGATTGTTTGTGCTGTAGCCATTTGCCCCCTCGAAAAAGAATACTGGAGAGGATTTTAACCCTCTCCAGTAAATTATTAGGCGCTGACAGCGCCCAGTTGGGCAGATACCCAAGTATTAGCAGCATTAAATACATATACCGCTCTCAGGGCATTAGTAAGGGCTACGCCGGTTGAACCGGCTGTCCCATCAATGGTTTCAGAGGCAGACGCATATACTTGAATAAGATTTGCACCATTGTTAAATACCATTACTTCCATACCAATGACACCAACAGGAAGAACAACCCCAGTTCCAGCGGCGGCAGAGCTAACAATGTTACGCTCTTTAGCAAGCTGTAGCGCGGTTGCTCTATTCGTACCAACTGCGGTAAGGGCGTTATCAACGCTGTGCAGATGATAGGCAGAGGTAGTCATATTGCCCGTTACACCAAGAGTCGTACCTACCGTAGCAGCAGCAGACGCAGTTAATAGACCCGCCACCCCAAGCGTACCAGCAACAACCGTATTACCACTAGAGGCCGCTACAGTAAATTTGTTGGTATTGATAAGAATGTCAGTAGATGCACCGCCCACCAAGTCATCCGCTAGAGTCGTAACTCCAGTCACCCCAAGCGTACTAGAAGCGGTGAGAGTGGTAAATGCACCTGAGCCAGCCGTGGTTGCGCCGATAGTGGTTGCATTAATGGCAAGCGTACCGCCTGATGGTGCTGTAATAGCCATCGTAGGGGTGTTATTTGCCGTTAATGTTGCGAAGGTTTTGTAAGCCGCGCCATCAACATCGTATGCCTGTAAAAGCACAGTATCGCTGCCTGACGTACCAGTTTTGATAGCGCCTGGTGTGGCTAAGGCACTAGAAAGTACCGTTTGGCTAATGGTAACTCCATCGGGAAAGCCCCCGCCGAAATTGCCTGTAATTGGTGTAATTTCTGTTTGCATTATTTTATTCCTTAATTAGCTGTGAAGATTGCTGACCAGTTAGTAGTGCTGGTAGCAATTAAAATCGCCAAAGTCTTGCCTTCCATAGCAATAGACCCGCTATCTACGGTTCCACCGTTAATAGAGGCTCCAGTGTTAGGAAATACAGGAAGTCCATTGGTTGCTGTTGCATTATAAATTGCCTGAACCTGACCAGCCGCAGAAATGACCGGAAGCGTAACAGCAAGCGTTCCATCGGCTCCCGTTACTACGGCAAATGCCTTTGTAATTGGGGCGGCGGTAGACTGTGACGTACCAAGTGGAGTAATAGCTTCTGGAGATCCGGCGATAAGAAGGCCATCAGGAGCCGAGCCTGCCAGGTTGCCTGTAATAGAGCGTGTCGTTGAGTTCTCAGCCATAGTAAAAATCCTTTCAAAAGAATGGCGGGGGTTTTTACGCCCCCGCCGTTATAATTAACCGAGAATCCGGCAAGCCAACTCTGGACGCTGAGTGGCCCAACCACCCAAAAGGTCAAGACGAGTCGGAAAACGGTCATTGTTAATATCGTAGGCAGTAACCATACGAATTGACAAGCCGAGTTTCTTGCTTGATACGCGATCAGCCTCATGAACACCACGCGGCAGTTCCAAGTCAGCGCAACCGAAGGTAAACGCGTCACGGTGGAAAGCCATGTTTTGTGGGGTAATGAGGCCAGTCGTACCAGTTTTAACCAACAAGGTAGCGCCAGAAGCGATACTGTTGGTAGAGGAACTGACCGTTTGGTAAGCGCCAGAGAACACTACTGCCGGAGCAATAGAGATCGTCATAGCGCCTCCACCTGTCGCCGCAGTTGGAACATCGGTAACAACGAATCTTTGCAGATCCGCAGTTGGTTGGCGGCTTTGAGGATTGATGGAGTAAACGCCAGAGAAGGTTACAACATCACCGGCTGCGAGCAAGTCCCCAGAAGTCCAACCAGCAGTAATAACGGTGGAGCCGGTAGTGACTGCGCCGTTTACCGTTACAGCACCGCCAGCTACGTTAGCTGCATAAACACCAACAGTATGCCGCCTCACGTTTTGATCCATGTACCAGTTAAAGCCCAAGGTGTCTTTGCTCATCATGCCTTTTTCGTATTGGTCGCTGAGTTGACGTTGTGGGTTAAACAGCCCTTGCAATGCAGGAACGATAACCTCATTGGCTTTCGGACTAATGACAAGGTTACGCATACCATCACGGGGAGCAGCAGCATCATCCAGAATCGTCTGAGCAGCAAGATACGCGCCAGAGGTTGCAGGAGTTACGCCGCCTGTGCCAGTCGTTTGGAATACATTAAGATATTGCCTAAGGCCATCCTCATCGATCATGTTGGCTACAGTTGCGATCTGTGGTTTCAAAATACGCTCTGCGAAGTCATCAATATCCAGAGTGCGCTCTGCGGAGGTGAACGAAACGTCACAACCATATTGGGTATTAAGAACCAATGGCGTACTAGTTTCAGTCGTACCTTCAACTGAGAGCGTTGCTGTCCTACGACCAATATAGCGTGGGGGTTTACGAATGTTAATCGTAGAACCAACTTTAGCGCCCTTAACGGCGAATTGGTCATCATAATCACGATTTACAAGTTTGGTGAATGTCAGTTCGTTCTCAAGAACTGCGAGCGCTTTGCGGGTAATCATCCCGATGGTAAGAAGTGTATTTGACATTTTAAATCTCCAAGGTTAACGGCGTTTGTTTCTCATTTGCTCACGATGCCAAACCAGATATTCATCACCGGACATTGTTTCTGGGTCTTTGCTAACTTGACCCTTCGTTGCTCCGACTGGTTTAACAGGTGGTGGCGCTTTAGTGGCTTTGACCGCTGGTTTTTCCTTAGATTTTTCAAACTCTAGCTTGGCTTCGATTTTGGCAACAAACTTGTGTGCCGCAACCTCATTC